TGTATTCCAACTCTATAACCAGATCCACTATTACCAATGGCAACATTTGTGACAATTCCTGTTCTAGCAATTACTGCCGTGCCTCCAGCAGCAACTAGAGGTTGATAACCTCCTCCTGTTGTTGAACCAACAGAAAGAAGAACTCCTCCCACAGGAATATTTGCATTATTAACATCATAAGATACAGAACTTGCAGTTCCAGTAAAACTAATTGAAGTTATACCTGCAGTTTCAGATACAGTGTAATTAGAATTTTCTCCTAATCCCTGGAAAATACCGTTAACAAGAATCAATGTAGAAGTTGTAATCCCTATGACGTTTTGTTTTTCTGATGTTAAAACGAATTCTTTCGTTAATCCATCAAATGAACCAGATATATCATCATAAATGTGATTCTTTGTATAGGTCTCAACGGTTGAACCAGGAGGTCCACTTCTTAAGAAAGTTCTTCCAAAGAAAGTAGAAGAAGTTGTTATACCAGTCCAATCTCTAAAAGATGGTGGATCAGTAGCAGATCCTATGGGTCTATTACCATAAGGTGCCTCTGCAAAATTAATTGTATTTTGAACAATGTTATAATTACCTTCTACCTTAGTAACTAATGTATTTTCACTATGATTTGCCAGTCCAGTTCCAAACCAACTACGACGAACTTTAATAGCATTTGTTTGACCCACACCAATTGAAACAATTTTTACAATTTCATCATCATCAGCAGTTCCAAGTTTTACAAAATCTCCGGCAAAGAATGAAGTAATACCAGAAACAAACATTATGTCCCTACCAGGAGCAAAGGTAGTCGTTAGTCCTGTAGTCACAGCAGTTGAAACAAGAGGAGACTGGATCATATTATCAACTGCCACAATAACTTTAGAATTAGCATCTTTTGCAGTAAGAGTATGACCAGAGGCACCTGCTAAACCAGTGAATGCAACAGAGACTGGATTTCTCTTAAGAGAATTTGCTGCACTTGTGGCAAGTTTAATTTTATCCTCTCCAACTTTAATGCAGAACACATTTCTAGGCAGAGTTGTGGTTGTACCAACACCAACAAAACCATCAGTTGATGCGATTGATATAGAGTCAGTTTTAATCCCCGATGGACTTGCATATACCAGTTCTTGTCCAGTAACAAAGAAGTGATTAGGTAATAAAATAGTATTTTCAGTTAAGTTAATAATATCAGTATCTGTTGCATTAAATTCTCTGGTAAAGATATCATCATTTTTATGTGTAAGAGGGAAATCTCTACGAACAGTGATTTCTGTTCCTGTGTAGGTATCAAAATTAGATCTCAATTCGACACAATCTAAATCAACATCAAACTGAGCAGAATTAACTGTTTCAGTAGACATTTTATGAATGAAAGTTTTGACATGAACGTCAATACTTGGATTCGGTGTAAATTTAATTAGAGTTGTGCTTCCTGATCTAGTTGCACCTAGAGTACCAAGTCCAACTGGATAACCAGCACCTGATGTATCAACATTTCCAAATTCTGTTAAAAATACCTCTGTGTCATCATCAACAACAGTAAACTCCATCATCTCATGAATGTTATTTGTCTTATCAGAGACAACAACTATTCCATATGCAGCGTCAATATCAGTATCCGCAAAAGTTCCATATCGACCTACTGTAGTTGCTGTAGGAGTTGCAGATGATGCGATGTTAATACCTTCTGCAGATAATTTTGCGAAAGAGTAGAAATCAGTTCCGAACCCAGTATAACTCTCTGAGGCAAGTCCTACTGCAACAACATTAACATGAGTTGTAGTAACACCTGCAATTGGTGAGTAATTAATGAGAACATCATTTCCACTTAAACTTGCTCCAAATGTTCCTAGTCCAGTTGAACCACTTTGAGAATCAAGGGTGTGATTTGTTAACTGATTATATTCAAGTAGTTGAACATTTGTACCATCGTGTATAACACTAATCTCTTCAAATTCTGTATGATCGTTAGAGTTTTCAACACTTACCAAAAGTTTTGCTGCTCTGGTTCCAGATGTTTCTGTTCCTATTCCTCCCAGAGTAATTAAATTGGTTGTTTGAATACCAGCAATAATAATATTTGAACTTGCTACGCTAACCAAAGAACCAGGGAAACCAGCGGCAGTAGATTCTCCAATATTAGAAGTATTAAGACCAATACTTCCAGTGTTTAACCCCAATCTATCCAGGTTGTAACTAAAGATCGATAAAGCGTATCGATTTAATTTAAACTTATTTGGGAAGAATTGAAGAACTCCCTCTCCACCCTCAATAGCATAGTCATAAGATCCCAAATCTAATATGGTATCAACATCACCATATTGACTGATCATCGATTGACCATTGGAGCGACTATTTACTACAGTAACAAGAGACATTTGTCTCTCTTTAGTAAATGTTGCATCTTTAACAAAACACAAGAATTTTGAAGCTTGACCCTTATTTAATGGTACTCTTGAGACAATTTCAAACGGAGTTGTTCTCCTATTGCTATTAAATAATCCGCTAATATCATCAATAGTCAAAACTCTATTACTAACAGATTCGGAGTAGTCTGTAATAAGTCTGGTTTTAAATGTTATTTCATCAGAAAAATCATTGTTTCCTTGTAAGTAATTTTCGGATGCAAAATCAAAATTATTAACACACTCTAAGTCTCCGACACTTATCATATCAATCTCAATAGTTGTGGAATCTATTGGTCGAATGTCTAACGCATCTTCCTCTGCATCAATTAACGTAGATTCTAACTGAAGATCTGCAAACTTTTTAAATCCTGCCGTATGAAGAAGAGAACTTACAACATCATTCCAATTATCAAAAGGAACCTTTGATTTAATTGAATATGAGAAGTTTTGATAGTAATCGTTATCTGCTATCTTTTGATCAAATTTGTTTAAGAAACCAGTGCTCGATCTCCAACCATTATCTACAAGAGAATAATAATCTACGTTATATTCAGTATCAAAATTATAATTTTTAGTAATTGTTGCTTTTGAACCAGTTGCTGTTTCCTCAATCACATCACCGACTACGAAAGTATCTGCACTTTCAATCGTAAGCATTTGATTTACTTCATCCCATTGAGAAACTATACCTTCAGAATCACCTGAGATAATTGTATTTCCTTTTTGGAAATTGTTTGATACTAGATCAAAATTAAATGTTGGGAAATATTTTTCTGGTGTTAATGTTATGGAGGAATTATTTGTATCAAGAGTTCCCATCGTATCGGAATCACTAAGTTTATCAAACCTATATGTGACTACCCCAAGATTTCCGCCAAGATTTTCATGTACTCCTATGATTTCAAATGTCTCAAAATCATAGTCTTCAGAGTTGAATCCTTTCGCAGTACTTGCAATTCCAACGCTTGCATTTTCTACTAATACTTTATCTCCTATAGAAAGTGGGAAGTTATCGCTATATGTTTCTGCCATTGTGGCAGTTACTGTTTTATCATCAGAATCATATACTAAATTGCTTACTCTGATTCCATTTGGATTATCAAGTGGAAGAATAATAGGAGTGGAGTTACTCAGAGTTTGTGAATTTTTGAAAATACTAACATCCGTATCTCCCAAGTTATATCTTATATCAAGATCAGTTAGTCTTTTCTTAGTTGTTCCATCAAGGACAACTAAAGCAGGAGGAACTGTATATCCTTGTCCAAATGAGGTAATGCCGATTCTATCAAATTTAAAGAAAGTAGTAACTTCAAACACTTGAGGAAGTTGTGCCTCTGGTGCTAAAGTTGAATCAGATGGATAATTGAATCCAACATTTTTTAAATTTGTTCTAACTACTTTTCCTATTTGGGTGCTAGTAGGTTTTAAAACAGCACCACTTCCCATGGAACTTCTTATTGTGCTAATTCCAGGTAATTTTGAGTATCCTTTTCTTCGATCACTAATATCAATTTCGGCAATTCGACCATATGCCGACAATGAGTTTGTTGTATATGTCAGTGAAGAAGATGTTGAACTAGCATAAGAAACTGATTCTGGGAAGGTATCTAATAAGTAATTAAACGTATTTGTAGTTACACCACTAACTATGTGATTACCAGTATAAAGACTCTCAAATACAGATATCTCATTATATCCTTTTACATCTTTATCAATCACCGACTCTAAGTTAACTTTTAAATTTCCACTAACTCTTAATGGTTCTATTCTATAATACAGAAGTTTTGGAGTATTATCGGTTATATCTAAATCTATTCTAGCATTAGGAGCACCGATTGTCCCAGTTTGACGAACTGCAAAATCCTTACTTTTACCCTCAGTTACGTACTCGTGCGTATAATTTGAGTCAGTATAGAATTTAAAGGTAAATGCCGGTAATAAAGTAGTGTTTTGTTCATATGACAAAGACGAATCACTCATATCAAATCTAACACTCGTGTCCTTATAGAATTTGATTGGAGGATTTACTGGTAAGAGGGAACCAGAAGAGTCATTCGATATATCAACAAACTTTGGATTTGGTTGTTTTGTTTGATATACTGATTCGCATAGTTTAACATTATTTTTATCAACAACATATGCATAGTATTTTTCATTATTAAGCAATCCAGTCGCTGGAGTTGTTGCACTATGAATAACCGATTGCCCGG